CAGAGAGACGCATTCAGGTTGCTATCGGCAGTATTCACAATGGCTGGAAAGTTTGACGATGCAGAAAAGGTGCTTCAGTTAGTTCCAGTTGCATACAGTCTTCCCAGGGCTGAATCCCAACAGAAACTAGGAGAAGGCTAGGTGGCTGAGACAAATTGCGATTGCTGGAAATACCTTGCTGAGGATGAATTGCCGATGAGATTGGTTAGGGTTTAGTCCACCTATATCGCAATGGCTTAGTAGATTGTGGGCTGCATTCTGATGGCGAAACTGGCATACGCGCTGGCGGATGGACGACGGTCCTGAACCCGGTGGTAGACGTACCGTACAGGTTCGAACCCTGTTCAGAATGCAGCACCAGAATCTATCGCAAGGGAGGAGCAGAGGATTATGACAAGCAAAGAACAGGTTTTGAAGGTACATCCAAATGCGTATCAACCATTCAGCGGAAGAGTTTGGACATCCAAGGTGGGATTCATTGAGGCTGGTCTTGTACCCGCAATACATCCCACTGAGACTGAGTATTATCTGGGCGATAGCTGGGAAGACGCTGCCAGAAAGCTACCTGCCTCAGAAGAGAAGGCATGTAAAATCTGCGGCACCCCTTGTTACAACCCGCTACACAAGGTAGAGCCTGCCCCCAAAGATGGGGAGAAGTGCAAGCGTTCGGTTTGTAAGCACTGCGGGGCCAAGGGATATTTCGCGGGCATTGCTTGGTTCCATGATGAACCTGTTCGTCATCAGTTTGTGCCGTGGGTCGAGCCTGCCAAGGTCGAGTCCGGCGATGGACGCAGCCTAAATGAACCGAAGCCGCTAAATGGCAACGAGGAAATAACGTGGGACATGCTATGGCGCAGCCGCAAAGAGTGGATTGATTACTCCCGTGCGACTAAAGAGGCTTCTCTAGAGGGTAAGGAGCGGCTACGAGATCTGCTTATAGAGATTCAGGATGAAGCCTACGACCGCGTAGACATCGACGACGAGGGCCGCCCTAACTGGGCCATGAGAGTACACGACAGGATCAAAGCAGCGGTTACGGGAGAGTAGGGATATGACAGAGCAGAAAACAGAAACGCATGATCGTTGCACCGATTGCCCCAGACTCTGGGATACCGAGGTCCTATTGTGTGGCGATTGCCCACCTCTTGAATCCGCTCCCACCCCATCCCCTATCGACACAACAGGGCAGGATGAGCCTACCCAGAGAAAATGTTCTTGTGGCGCTTGGATTTGCCAAGGCTGCCTATGCTGCTCGTCGGATTGTGGGTGCGCGGAGCCTGACATTCCGCCAACAGTATCGCCGTTGATCGTAACTCGCGGTGGTGTGCCCGTAGCAGACCAAAAGAAGGGCCTTGAAGAGTTCATAGCAGCATGTGGACCGTCTGACGCGGCAATTATGCGAGACCTAGCGCGGCAAGCGAACATTCATCTCGATGCTCCCGCTCCCGCTTTTATCGACACAACAGCGCCGCAGATGATTCCGCCAGAGTTGCAACCCGCCACAATGCAAGGGGATAGAGAGCGCGAGGCATTTGCTAAGGTATGGGCCGAGCGCGGATCGAAGATGTTCGAACTCGAAGGATCACATAGGGCGGCAGCTTGGTTTGCATGGAAAGTTCGCAGTATGGAACCCGAACCCGCCACAGCGCAGGGGGATAAGGACGTTTGCGTAGATTGTCGAGATTATGAAGGCAATATACGGGATTGGATTGAGCAGCTAGGAGGAGATACAGATACCAAATACCTTTCCTTGGAACTTGAGAGGCTGATTGATGAAATTGCAGAGCAACGTGAACCCAAACCAACTGAGGGATTTGAGGCAGCGTGGAAAGAGTTTCAGCCAAAGGTGACAATCGGCGGTCCCGGTTCCACGTGGCCCTATAACTGTTTTCATGCTGGCTACATGGCCGCTCAGTCCCCTCTGCTACAAAAGATCGCTGAACTGGAGGCAGTAGTTGCGGCATCACATCGCGGACCTGAGTTCTACGCCTACACTAAGGGCCAAATATCCGACAAGCGCCTCGAAGGAATGATCGATGAGACGAAGTGGTGGAAGGTTCCCGGAGATGAGGTTTATGAGGTAGTGCGAGAGTTGCGAGATTCCCGCGCCAAGATCGCTGAGTTGGAAGAGAAGCTGAGGGAGGGCAAGTGAGCGAACGACCTTGTGTTGCATATGAGGCCAACGATTGCGGGTACTATGCCCAGTCCGAAGCCGACGCCTTATTTGAATCACTCGAAGCCGAACTCCAGGTAACAAAGAGGGCGCTCGAACTGGCAGCGGCTTACACCGATGTGGATAGCTTCTACTTTATGAAGAAGGCTAGGGAGGAACGCGGATGACATCACTCCACCAATTTCAACTCACTCACCGGCACCCTGAATCTCTCAAGATCAGTGTTCTCAAGGCAGATGTCAGCCTGTGTGCCGTCTTGACTAACGCGGGTGACTACATAAACAGAAGTAGATCCCGAGGGTATTACTCTATCGCGGACGCGCAGGGGTCGGGGCATGAACAGAATTATAGGAGGCAACAGTGAGTCCAGCATTTGGAGATGAATTCATCCTAGCCCTGACCGTATGGCGGGAAGCTTCTAACCAAGGCCTTGAAGGTATGCAGGCCGTCGCCTGTGTCGTCAGGAACCGCGCACAGAAGTGGGGAGGGTCTATCTACTCGCAGTGTGTTGCCGCCAACCAGTTCTCCTCCCTGGTCATCAAGGGCGATCCGAACACGGTACGCTGGCCACCTACCACTAGCGCCACATGGCAGCAAGCTCAGGACATCGCCAAGGGAGTAGTTGAAGGGACGCTCAAGGATGTCACCAACGGAGCCCTCTACTACTGGAACGCCAAGATTGCCACCTCGGGCTGGTTCAAGGTGAATATTGCCGGAAATCCTGAATCCCATCCGCTCATCTCAACGATTGGAGACCATGAATTCTATGCCTAAAGAAAATGAAGTTGTAGATCCAATCGACCAGCTCTGCATGATGCTTGGATGGCAGGAGCATTACACGGATGAGTTCAAGCGGAAGTGCCTGATTGAGGCTATTGAGTGGGTTTTGAAGAGGAAGGAATAGGGCCAATATGGAAAACAGGTTTATTCGCTTGAAAGAGGTTGTGAACAGGGTTGGCATCAGCAAGAGCAACATCTACCGACTTATCCCAGAGGGCAAGTTTCCTCGTCCTATCCAACTGGGACCGAATTCTGTTGCGTGGCTCGAGTCAGAAGTCAGCGGCTGGGTGAACGAGAAGATCGAACGGGGGCGGGCGGCGTGACGTGGAACTCTACGACCTTTCCGCTCCTCCGTGTCTGCTCCAGGAAATCTCCCCAATGCTGCATCATTTCGGCCCTCTGCCGCAGGTAAAGCGCATAGTTGTAGGCGGCGCTGACCTGATTCCCCACAAGGTGGGATAGCTGTACCTCAATATGATCGTGCTCGAATCCCTGCTCATGAAGAATCGTAGATGCGACTCCCCTGAACCCGTGCCCGGTCATCTCGCCACCGTACCCCATTCGGTATAGGGCCTCGAGGATGGTGTTCTTACTCATCGTTTGCCTGGGATTAAATTCTCCCGGAAACATCAATTCCCCGTTGCCTGTGATTGAGTGGAGAAGTTCAAGCACTTCGATAGCCTGAGTCGAGAGTGGGATGATGTGGGGGCGCCCCTCCTTCGTTCGCTCCTCTGGTATATCCCATCGACGCAGCTCGAAGTTGACCTCTTTCCACTTTCCTCCGATAAGCTCTTTCGTGCGCGGCCACGTAAGGACCATGAGCTTCATCGCCAGGCGAGTCACAACCCTACCGCTGTACACTTCGATATCCCGAAGTAGCTTAGGCAGGTTGGATGCATCAATACGAGCGTGATTCTTGCTCGCCAGGGGCTTGAGAACGTCCTTCGGCTTTATATCTGATACGGGGTTGCGCTTGGCTAAGCCGTGAGCGATCGCATAGCGGAAGATCTGACCTACTACCTCCAGAACGCGTCTTGCCGTCTCCCCTTTGCCTTTCTCGTCAATTGGCTTGACCATCCGTACGAGATGAGTCGCATCTATAGTGTCCAAACCCATATGCCCAAGCTGGGGGTAAACGTAATCGTTCAGGCGCTGTTCTGTGATGCTGACAGACTTCTCGCTCTTGTCTGCCCTCCAGTTCTTCATCCATTTGGCAGCCACCTCTTTAAACGAGCCTTCTTGTGAATACCGATTAGCCTTCCTTTCCTCCATCGGATCCACACCTGAAGCGAGAAGCTTGCGGCCGGCGGCATGATGCTCTCGAGCCTCAGCTAGAGACACCTCCGGGTAAGCCCCAAACGTCATCAACTTTTCGCGCCGATTGAATCTGTACTTCCATCGCCACAGCTTGCTTCCAGACGACCTAACTATTAAGTAGAGCCCTCCACTATCCGCAAGCCTGTAATCCTCTTCTCCAGCCTTCGCCCGACGCACTTCCGTATCACTCAGCAAAAGATACCCCCAAATCCCCAAAGGCGATTACCCCAGATATACCCCCACGGGGACAGCGCTTCCATGATACCGATTGGGAAGGGATGGGACTACAAAATAGGCACAACTATTGGGGGATAGCAGGATTTTAGGGGCTTGGTGGAGTCGGTTGGGAATGTATGGGAAAGGGGTGTTGGTGGCCCGGGCAGGAGTCAAGTGAAGGTAATTACTTGCTTATAATCAATGATTTACTTGGATAACCTTGCAGACATACCCCCAGATTTACACCCACAAGAACAGGGGTGGGTAAATCACTTGAGAAGTCGCCGCTTCAGGTCTGCCATCAGCCTTCCGAGTTCTTTCCGTATCGGATGAGTAGGGCCGAGGTACTTTGCCAGGGTTTCGTCTACTTCGGAGAATTCCTGAAGCACTAGGGTCTGATGCCTTCGGTCTGCGTCGATTACCACAGGAGTCGAAACGCACCTTCGTTCGCTAGACGCTTCATGCCGTCTTGGAAGCGAATGCCGTGCAGCCTGTAGGGGTTCAGATAGAGATGATTCTGCTCGTGCAGTAGTGTAAATCGCCATAACCGTCCATCAATCGCATACTTTGGGTCGAGCATTAGGATCCAGCCAGAGTCCTCTTGTCGGACAAGGCCATAGCAGTCAGCCGCGGGAGAGAACATGCAGTCCACGTCCTCAGGGAGTGCCCCGTAAAACCACCGCTGGTTGTACTGCCGGTAGACACGCTGAAGCTCCCGATGGCAGAGGCTCATGCCGCCTCGCGATAGTCGATATACCTTGTGTGCTTGGCGGCATTGCAAGGCCAGCACAAGGGCTGAATATTGTTGATGCCGTCAGATCCACCCAGCGCAACCGGAAGAATATGGTCTGGACCTAGAGCTACCTCCGTTCCGCTTTTCCCACAGCACAGGCACTTGTTTCCGGTAGACTGCAGTAACTTTTGCCACTGTTCTTCCGTGAAGTGATCCTCGGACTGAGCTATGCGGGACTCCCTGATGCTCTGCGCTGAACGCCTCATTGCGCGGTACATCTCCGGCTTGGCGTCGCGGCACTTCTGAACATAAGAGGCCTGCTTCCCTGCGTTCTCCTTGGCCCAGCCAGCGCGATAGGAGTCCAAGCGCTGTTTGTTGGCCAGATAGTAGAACCTCTTGTTACAGGAAGAGCTGCAGAACTTCCCCTTCTTCTTGGGGATAAAGTTTGACCCGCAGTGAAGGCAGTTCACAGATTCCTTAGGCTGCAACATATTCACCTCGCTGCGCCTTCCAGCCCTCTACGTAGGCCACAGCCTCTCCAATGGTCCAGAAGGGAGTCTTCTGGTGGGTGTGGGGGTCAAGAACTACGCATGGATAGGCGGGTATAGTCATAAGGCTGAAGTACCGCTTGGCATATCCAGAATTGAGATGAAGCGTGCCGGTAGTGATGGCAACGTGCTGCATGCCGCCCTCGTAGTAAACGTCCAGTTCGGGAGTATGGAGATCGCCCTGGAGAACAATGTCTCGGTCTGGAGCTTCCATGCGGATATAACGCTTTGGACCCTGTACCCGGCTGTACATCGAATTGCCGCGGAACTTGTGGTTGCTGGCTACCTTGTACTGCTGCGTGCCGACATTGATGGTGACATGAGCCAAGCCGTTGAAGTAGGTAGCTTGGCGGGAGAGGATGTTCTTGAGCACGCTCGAGCCAGCCTGCTTCTCTCCTCGCTCGATGCCGTGATTCGACCATCCCGACCAGGCGATCTTGTGGTTTACTTCCTTGGCCCATGCTTCGATGAACTGCTCCTGAATTTCAGGTGCGAAGATCTGGCTGCAAACCTCTAGCACGCTGCGGAGCTTGATGGCGTGCTCTGTCTCATCTCCCAGCATGACCATGTAGAGATTGGGCGTCTCTACGATTTCCTTGGTGATCTGCGTAAACAGGTCATAGTCCGCTCCCCATGAACCAATGTGCTGATCGGAGAACGTGGCAAGGATAATAGGAGAGGTGCCGTCTCCTAGAGTGAAGGTGGCCTCTTCCTGCGAGAAGGACGCCTTCTTCTTGAGCTTCTGTCCCTGCTTGGCCCATTCTGCCCACTCGCGCCAGTCAAACTCTCCGACCTTCTTGTCTGCAACGACTGCCGGCGTATTCAGTTGATTCTTGTACTTGCTTACCGTTCCCTGTCCAACGCCCAAAAGCCTTGCAATCTCATCACGTTTTAGCTTTCCTTCAGCGACTAAGTCTTTAATCTGTTGCACTTTATCAGCAGATAACGGCTGCGTAGTGGCCAAGGGGAGTCTCCTAGTGACGGCTTTTGACATGACATGACGAGTTCTGTATCATGCATGCGCTTTTGTGTAAGTTTAACAGCGAGCAACGCGAAAAGCCCCTGTTTTATGGGGTTTTAGCTGTTTTGAGAACAATTGTTTTCAATTTGGAAACAGGAAAGGCCCCCCATAGCGAGGGGCCAGTCTGATTACGGAGCAGCAATTACACAGACGTCCACGCTAAGACTTCCCGCCGTCAGAGCGCTGAAGTTCGCGCCTGTAGCAGAGAAAGCCGCCTGAACGATTCCATGATTACTGACAAAGGAACTGCTTGGAGAACGAGTAGAGGTGGCAGTAAGCATGTCCTGCGAGGCAAGATATTGCGTTGCTGTTCCTGTCGAGTCGCCCAGCGTTACCGCAAGAGCGCTGATGCTGGTTCCTACGAAAGGAGTGCTCACTGTCATCTTTGTGCCGCATACCTGCCATGTCGGACCGAGCTGAACGATCGGAAGAGTCTGGCTTGTGTTCGCGAAGGTGGCCAACACTTGGAAGGGGACAGTCAGGTTGATCCAGTGAGTCTTGTTAAGCTTTCCCTGTGCATCAAGAATTGCGGCTCCATACTGGGTGCCCATCGTCGCGGTTGTGGCTGGGCGCCAGTGGATGCAATCCGAGATGAAGTAAACCGTGTTATTGCAGGTCGCTAACGTTGTCGGAGCGTAGTTGTTTGGAGACGCCAAGGTTGCAACAATCGGATTGTTTGCGACGTCATTGACGCTGACACCAACTCCCAGCGTACCTCCTGTCCATGCCCCAATCAGCAGAGTGTTGAAGGCTTCGCGCTGCACTTCCTGAGCCGCTGAATTGTCGCCCCGAGGTGCCAGTGTGCCGACAACGATAGGAATTAGCGGATAACGACCGCGAAGGGTTGTGATGTACGTTTGGAGATTGGCGAATGCAGCTGCACCCGTCAGACTGAGGGCACGAATGTCATTTGTGCCCGCGTTGTCTATGACGATCTTATAGCCGCCAGCGGCGCCGTCCAAGATGGGATACTCGCGGGTAGCGATCAGGGAGTTGATAGTTACCTGCGTCTGGCTCGATAAGCAAGTACTGCTGTATTGCGTGACTCCCGCAGACTGGGCAGCAAGGTAAGAAGGAGAGGTTAACTGCGCAAAGTTTCCACCAAGGTTTTCGCAGAGCGAGTCGCCAACAAATAGGGCGGCATTTTCTGGAACGAAGTCCTGAAAGTAGACCCCTTTGGTCGCAAGTGTCGCTTTCATCGCCGCATCATTCTGCTGAATCTGGGCGGGTGTCAGGACCGTGTTATAGACGGCCATGCCCCAAAGAACGAACTGCGAGCCCCAACCATTTGCGGGAGCACTGGCCGCATCACCGATAGCGGCAACACCTGTATTCGTCCATTGCCAGTTGTTGGCGTTCTGGATGTATCCCTGCGTCTGGCGGCCATTAATGTAGTGAATGGCAACCGTACCGGAATAAGTTCCTGCAAAGTGAGAGTTTCCGATATAGCGATCGATGCCGACAGTCTGAGCCGTTCCGATCCCGTTCCCCATGGCAATCCCGCCATTTGTGGAGCCGTGAGTTCCGATATAGTTATTGGCGAAATCGGAGACAAGCATATTGACCGCCTGAGCTCCTTCTCGCAGCATCGGCTCGGTGAGGGCAACCCAAAGCTCAATCGTCTTGGCTCCGGTCATTGCACCAGCAGGCATCGTGCAGCGCTGATTGCCGTTGAAGAGTAGGCCGGTGCCTGTGTTGTTCCATGTAGGAGCCTGTAGGGCTGCTGCAAACGTGCAGTCGTTGTGATTTGGGCTCTGATCGGTGAGGACTGTTCCCGAGCCTTGAAGATAAGGGAGGAATAGAATCTGAGATCCAGCTACCAGCGTAGGTGCACTGCTTCCACCACCACCGCACTGCCATCCTGCCTGCGTAAACGTCTTGGGGCACGGCGTGACTACGTTGAAATAGGAATCGCCAAGTGCAACATTAGTTACCTCGCCGTCTGTATATCCATAAGCAGAAAGTCCTGCCGGGAAGCGCGGAGCCTTGAGGCTTGAGAAGTTATTTGTGAGGTTCGGCGTGGACCCGGTGATAGCCACCGAAACGACAACCGGAGCGCCCGATGCATTCGGGGTAATCGTAAACACCCAAAGGCCGTTCTTCTGGTCGAGAGTGCTGGTGTCGGTAAACGTGCCGGTAATCACGCCTGAAGAGCTTGCAGTGCTGCTTATGGTCAAAGGAGAGACAGGAACTCCGCTAATCGTAGGAACCGCGCCTGGCTGCCCCTGAAGCGTAAGGACAGCGGTATAGGTGGCATTTGCCCATGCCGTGCCGTCCGTGTCGGTTAACGTGGCAGTCATGGTGGAGGCGGAAGCGCTGAGGCCGACTGCGCAAAGCAGAACAGCCGCTACTCTGAGTAGTCGGGTCATTGTTTCTCCTGTGAAATAGAAAGCCGCCCAGAAAAGGCGGTAGTTACCTGAAAGTTGTAAGAGAAATATGTTGCAGTAAGTCGCAACTGATGTATAACTAGCACTGGTCGCGGTTGTCTTGTCAGAGACTTCCGCACAAAGCTCATCCGCTGTAACGGAGAACACCCAGTGCAACTTAAGTATAACTGCCAAAATTCCAGCCGTCTTGTAAAACAGGTATCGATGAAATTTCTCGCCTGTTTTCTTTGCCTTGCACTTACTGCCTGCGGAGTCTCAAAGCAATCCACCACAGCACAGCCCAACACACCAAACCAGCCATCTACTCCAAGCCAGCCAGCGCCTAAAGTAACCGTATTCATTGGTGATTCTGTAACTATGCTGTGGGGGCAGCAGCCAGCATTTCAGGCTCATAAAGACTGGGTTGCTAAAGGCGTCAGCGGAGAGGGATCCAACCAGATTGCGGCTAGGTTCCAGACTGACGTTATAGACCTGCATCCAGACGAAGTTCACATCCTGGCCGGCACAAATGACGTCTATCCCGGCTGGGAGTTATGCAAGCCTGTACCAAAGCCAGCCACTGCAACAACGCCTCCGGGCCAGCCGTTCGATCCGACCATATCCCCCGACATCTGCACCAACATGCTCTACATGGTAGAAACAGCTAAGCGTAACAATATTAAAGTAGTTATCGGTACTATTCCGCCATGGGGATGCGCCACTGATCCAATCTGCGGAGTGTCTACCGCCGATGAGACCCAGGCGCGGTACGAGCGAATCGTGCAGATCAATGCTTGGCTAGTACAGTTCGCAGCCAAGGAAGGCGTTCCGATTGTGGACTACCATACCGCCCTGACCAATACCGAGGCTTTGCATTATGCCGATGGACTTACCACAGATGGAGTGCATCCAAATGCGGCAGGCTATTCAACTATTGAGCCGATGATGGAAGCCAAGGTCAATTAGGGCAAGCGTGCCACAAGGCAAGATAGATTGCTGTTCGTGGCTATGGTAGCGTGTGCGTTGTAGATGACCACATTGAAATGGCCTCCATCGACGTTAGCGATGCTGGTGATAACAGGGATACCAGCGAGGTTGTTATAAGGGCTGCATGTGGCCATATAGCTGGTATCCGGCCATGCATGAGTAAGCGTGATGTTTGTCGTGCAGGTATTGAGCGCACTCGCGCTGCAAGCCGAGATGAATACCCGCTGCAGGCCGCATAGATTGTCTCCTGCCCTCGTGCAAATCTCGGCATTGTTGTAGCTAAGTGCCGAGGCCTGAATGTCCATAGCTTGAAAAGAGTTGCCTGCATCATTTACGGACTGCATTGATGCCTTGCTTCCGTCATTGATCCAGCGGAGATTCATGCCAGCATCCACATGAAGCCAGTTGTTGCTGTTGTTCGGGAAGGTAAATCCATCGCCCGCACCGCGCGGCCTCAACTGGAAGACGTGGTTGATCTGTCCATTGATCTCCTGAAGAGTAGCTTGGTTGATGAAGTCTAGGGACAGGCCATCATACAAGGCAACACTCGTAGGGCCAACCGTAACAAGGCCATTGGGCTGGCAGAAGCCAACACAGGCCGAGGCATTTAGGCCTTTGGCGAACTTAAGCGCTAGCTGCGTGTTTACATTGGCCTGCGTGCTTGTGTTCATGATGTGGAACACGCCACCCGAGGTAATAGCCTGCCCCGCATCCGTCTTCATCCCAAAGGCATAGTGACCAATCAGATCACCTGAAGAGAGAGTAGTCCAGTTGCGCAGATCAATAACTGGCCCTCCAGGCTGGTAGCCGTCAAGATTGAGTCTTCCGGCTCCGTCAAACTGTGCAACCGGTCTCCCGGTTGAATCAAGCGAAGCGATGCCGTTAGAGCTTGAATCAGAACTGGCCGCCTTGCTCACAATGCGCGTCGGAACTGATCCGAGGACTGGATCGGTTACGCTTGGGATAGTAGTTGAGTTCCCTACTGTCAGATTGGAGGAATATACACCGTTGGCCGAGGGTGTGGTGGCGACTTCAAGCCCGTTGTAGAGGAACTTGCCACCGCCAGAAGTGTTGATGCTGAAGTTAGTCGGCGCTGGCTGGGTGATTGTCTGGGATGACGTTGGATTAGCGAGAATCGCACCGCCCGATGGCGAGCCTATTTGATCCACGGTCCAGATATTTACACCGCTAGCATCTTTCAGGACGAATTTGTAAGCCAGGCTCGTATTGACCCATATATTAGCTCCGCCCTGAGCATTCAGGACGATTGGGTTGGTGTTCTGCACGCCGCCAGTGGAATCGGTATAGGTGGGCTGTGGCGTTGTCGTGCCTGCGATGTAGGAATAGAAGCTGCACCCAGCGCAAGGAGCTCCCGACTGGTCAACGTAGGTCTGGTGAGGCTGAAGTATCGGAGCAACGGGAACCTGGGCCAGACTCGGGACGCACAACATCGCAACAGCTATCGAAAGCCGTAGTTTCATGAGAGATTTTTCCTTTTGGGTGCTAAACTTTGGGGAGAATGCTAGAAACGATCATCATCGGCTATGCATTTGCCTACATTGCCGTCAAGATAGCGGAGTGGCTTATTGACTGGGAGTGTCGTCGGGACTGTCGCCCTGAGAAGCTGCAGCAGTGGATCCAAGAGATACGGAATAGGCCTGAACCCTCGCCTTTGCCTCAGAAATCGGGATCTTTGAAGACTTACTAATTGCAATGGCCAGCCGGGACTTGACGTTGTTATTGTCAAGCACTCCCTTGAGCACACTGGCTACCCCCGAAACCCAATTACTATTCGTTACAGCCTTGACTGCCGCACCCGCCACCGGCGTACCTATGCCAATTGCCTGGTGGTTTGAGATGCGGTTGACTGCACGCTCCAGAACGGGCTGCAGGTCGAGCAAACGGGACTCATCGGCGTTGAGTTTGGCTATTTCGGGGAATTGCGAGGCGATCTCTTCCTTCAATCCGCGAGCCAATGCCTTCTGCGCTTCAACGGATGCGCTACCCTGTTCTCCGAATTTACCTTTCAGGACGCGATAGGTACCCTGCTTCATGGCTTGGGCATCGGATGCGTTCATTGCCGGTGCCGGTTGTGACGGCTGCGCTGGACGCATGATCGGATTACCTTGCGCATCCAGCAGACCCGTAGGCTGTGCGGGCGTGCCCTGTGTTCTACCCTGATCCTCCAAAAACTCATCCTTGGAGGCCTCGATGGCCTTCAAATCAGATCTTTTGTTTACTTGCTCCGCGAATTTAGCTTTTGCCTGATCTGCGCGGGTCGCCACCTTATTCGGATCGATTGGACGGGTTGGGTCAGAGGCAACCTCATCTTTGATCGCCTGGTTCAGGGTTTCGATTTGCTTACCAATCTTCTGGAATCCACCCTTGGACACTGGAATGTTTTTTTCTAATCCGGTCTTCACGAAGGCCTCACGTTCAGCCTGAGAGTATGAGGCCGGAGATGGCTTCAGGGCGCTCTCATAGGCACCCTCTGGGGTTTTGCCCAGCAGTACAGCCTTCTCTCCAGCCTTCTTGGCTACGGTCTCTGCTGGCCTGAGAACTTTGCCGCCTATCTCTCCCATAATTGCGCCGGCGCCCAATTGACCGACAGCATTTCCGATAAATCGGTTGGGGTCTGCATAGAGTGCGTTCACCTCTTCATGGGCCGAATCAAGAGGATGAGATAAAGCAGTGGCCATCGATATTGCAGAGTCGATAGGGTGCGCGAGGGATCGAATTGCCTGCCCCCCTCCCTGACCAACGTTTTCGACGAATGCTTTTACCGGAGAATCGCCGGGCTTAGCGCCTTGCGTGGCAGCGTTGAAGTTATCCTTGGCCTTCTGGAATAGGCTGCGCGTGTCTGGTGCGGGTCCTGAATCCGCCAGCTTGCCTCCAGCCTGCAATGCCGAATCTTTTTGGTCCTCCGGTATCCATCGCAGGGTTCCTTTGGGGTCGGTGATCTTGAGAGCCCTCTTACCACCTGCAGCGATAGCAGCCTGCACCTGGTCGTCGGGAATCTCGCGGGGCTGTCCTTGGGGATCAAGTAGAGTGACAGGCATTATTTAGCCACCGGGTGAGCGTTCCAATCGAAACCGCCGCTTGCCGCTGCCGGCTCTTCATCGCCATACATTCTTCCCAGCACTGGATTCTTGCCAATGCGAGATTTGGTCTGAGATACAACCGCCCCACGGATACCTTCAAGGGCTCCCGCACGCGCCTCCGGGCTTGCGTTTGACTTGATGAGGTTGAGGGCCTGAAGGCGTGATGTATCGCTTCCCTGCCCACCTCCCATAACCTTGGCATAGTCGTCTGCTACACCGAGTGCTGTCGATGCATACTTCGCTAAGGGTCCGTTTCCAGTCGCAGCCTTCTCCCAATCCGAGATGGAGTTGAAAGCCGGAATCTTGTTGCCAGGGATCGTCTTGCCCACTGCCGCCAATTGGTCTAACGTTCCGCCCGGGTCGGTGAGTGACTTGGCAGAGCCGAAGAAAGCTACATTCGCTGGCGACTTGGCTACAGAGAACTCCGCATCTGCGGCCTGCGCGTTGTATTTCCCACCCGACATTTCATGCGCCGCCTTCAGGGTTTGCGCGATGAACTCTGGCGTAGATCCGCGAGCCTTGAGTTCAGACAATGTGGCATCGTGGTCAACTAAGAGCCTAGCTGCCGCCTGCGGGTCTCCCTTTTGCAGAGCTACGCGCTGCTTTTCTACTGCCAGCCTTCCGCCTTCAATACCTAGTTGCTGCTGGCGCTGCTTGGCCTCCACATCGTGATAACGCTTAGTCTCTTCGGCATTCGCCGCGGCCTGCTCGCGCATGGCCTTGTCGTTGGCTTCCTGCGCTTCCTTGTGCGCTTGGTCGAGTATCTGCGTGTGCGTCAAAAGCGTCTTGGAGAACTGATTCACACCTTGCCGGATAGCGTTGGGGTCGCCAGACTGGACGAGCTGCATTGCCTTCTGAGCGGACGGCTGGTCAAGTAGGCCCTGCTGCGTCAACTGCTGCACAATCTGACCCGCGGCCTGCGGAAGCTGCGCATCGGGAACCTGTGCCGGGTCAAGAAGCGGGGCGAGGGCTCCGCTCACCATGTCGTTCTTCTGCTTGGCCGTCTCCACGATCGCCTTGCCTGCATCGGCCTGCGCCTTGAATGTGGTTGCGGCTGCCTGCTGCTGTTCCTGAATCTGCTTCTTGATCCCAAAAACAGCCTGTGCTGATCCGCCATTCTTCAGGACGAGTGGGGCAAGCTGGTTGATATCTTTGCCGTCATATTGCTGCATGGCCGCAGTGACCGCTTGCGAGTCCTTCTGGGCCTGCTGTGCTTGCTGAAGGTTAACCTGTCCAGTCTGGGTCTGCTGCTGAAGAGCCTGAAGACGTAGAGGTGCCTCCTGCTGCTGCAACTGGCTCTGCTGCTGCAATGCTTTGAGCTGCTGCAACTGCCCGAACTTCTGCAGTGAGTCTTCTTGCTGTGGTGCCTTCGCGTTTAGAGCTACAAGAGGAATGGTTGCCAATTTATGCCCCCGGAACCGTGTATCGACCGCCGTTGAGACTGCTTAGCAGTGCGAGATTAGATATGTTGTTGCCAACGCCACTAAGTCCATTGCTCCATGCGTTACCGGCGCCCACATAGCCCGAGGCGGTTGCCGCGCCAGCATTGTTGTAATCCTGGCCCATGTTCTGAGCGGTGTTGAGTAGGTTACTGCTCACATTGTTCGAGGCGGCCTGGCCAGAAGTTGCGAGTTGCCCCGCGGCCTGCTGACCAACACCGGCGAGTGATGCAAGACGGTTGTATTGATTCGCTTGATCCGTGTTGTAGGCGTTGTACTTGGTCGTGTAATCAGTCAGGGCGCGGTTATAGACGTTGCCATACTCGTTCGAGGCATAGTCTTGCGCATAAGTATCTAGGGCCTTTGCCGTTCCACCTGTAAGCACGCTGCCACGCGCTGCCGCAGACTTCTGCAAAGCGTCCGTGCCGAGCTTGAGCCGTGCCTGATATCCGGGGTCGTTCTGCTCGCTGAGGCCAGTTGGTGCTTGGAATGAGCCCGAATAAGGAGTGACGAGTGACCCGCCCGGGTTGGTCCCGGCAGTCAACTGCGAGAGTGCGCCCTGTCCAGCCTGCAGCCATGGTGCAATCTGCTGCTGCGATGTGTTGTACTGCTGCTTCTGGAAGTCTAGTGCTTGCTGAGATGCCTGATACTGAAGGTCTGCAGCATGATTCGCCGCCTGAGTCTGCGCATCGGCAGCCTTCCCTGCAGAGTTGGCCGCAATCGCAGATCCAGCGACACCTGCACCCGCAGACGCGACGGTTCCGATTAGTGCTGCTGTGCCTGTGCCTATTCCCATGCCATCTCCTTAGAGCATCTTGGTAAAAACGCGGTCACTCAGTTTCATGCCGAGCCGCTCGAACAGTGCGCCGTTGTCCTGATGGACCTTGGTGGACATGTAGAGCTTCACCACGCCGCGAAACTTTAGAATTTGCTGGATTGCCAGCATGAACTTTGCACCTGCGCCACCCTTGCGATGTTCGGGCTTCAGGTAATACACGTCCGTGTAGCACATTAGCCCCGCGTCTTTGTAATGCAGGTGATTCAGCAGCATTCCGTAGTAGTAGCCAACCAGAACACCTTCAGCGCGAGCGGTAATAATGATGAGATTCCCCGCTGCCTCGCCCTGCTCATACTTCTCCTCATCGCAGGAGAGCTTTATTTCGTCCTGATTGAGTGCAAGGGAGGCCCAGTGCTCCGGCCAAATCTCGCGCATCTCTACAACGCTGTCCGCCCACTTTTCAACTTGAAACTTGATCACTGAGCCGCCAGGAACAGATCGTTGACAGTGTGAATTCGTGGCGCGACGGCATCAGGTATGCCGATTTCCACCAACAGGCTAAGAAACTCGAGTGAGTCTAGGCCCAACTCGCTTAGTTCGGTGTCGGACGATACTTTCTGTCCGGTCTGCTCTTCTACGATTCCAACCACCTGCTCAATCGTCATACTTTCTCCTGCTCCACCTGTAACCTGTCCACGCCAATGCGCCGTACCGCTTTTACTTCCCAAGCCACAATTGCGGATGACTCCGAAGACCGTATCTGAAACTTTCCATCCACCACACGCGATGATGCGAGCATGGAAAATTCGCCCTCGAAGACCTGAGTGAGCTGCACGCTGCGATCTTCCGCATAGGTCAGGGCTTCAAAGTAATCCGGCAAAACAACTTCTGCGCTGCCGTTCTCCGTCTTCACTTCCCCGCGGTAATAAACACCATTTTCCGGACCTTCAAGGCAGGCGTGCCAGAGGTCTTTTGTGTCGTCCAGGGGATGCGGAACGCGGAAAGATTTCGCTCCAGTAGCGGACAAGTTTCCAGTTACTGCAAGTCCGCCAGGGGTTATATGTACAGGAGCATTCGTCGATGATCCATCGCTCGTAACCGTTCGGACAAATACTTCACCCTGTGTCGAAGGGTCAGGGCCGAACGTGTCTACAAAACAGACACCTCCGCTAAGGCTGATGCGCGTCGAGTTCGCAGTATTGATCGCCGAAGCACCGACAAGTACATCTGTGGCTAAATAGGCCGATCCGGTAGCGAGAAACGTTGAATTGACGGTCTGCGGCTGCGTGAACGTATTGGGCTGGCTTTTATATGCAATATCAGCCGGTAACTGAGCAGAAGTGGCAGCCCCCGAAATGTCTGAGAATGCCGGTTGTGAGGCTGTAAAGACTCCCGTCGCGGCGTTATAGCTATTCAGCCAACGACTAGGGGCAGCGGCCTGAGTCAAAGCGATGAACACAGGCAGCCAGTTAGTTCCATTGAAGCGGATGGTTTGCCCCGCAGTTGGTATTGAGGCCACCAATGCCGAAAAGGCTACCTTGCCGCCCGCTAGAGGGCTCCCAGTGCCATCATCAATGTGGTCAGTGTCCTTATTGATATAGGCTCGGGAAAAGTCGATGCCAGATGCGAGAACGACACCATCTGTATCAATACGGCTTACGATACTGGCAAGGGTTGCGCGGCCATTGATCGTGGCCTGTGCACCAATTGGACCTTGATAGTTTCCTGCAGCATCGAACGCACCGTTTACCGTAGCGCCCACGCCCTGCATCCACTTGATGAAGGGGAAGGTGGCTTTCCCATCGCTATCGATGAGCCGGCCATTTGGTGTTGTGCTGGATACGACAGAACCGAGAGATGACATCAGGCGGCATCCAAATAAGCGTCAACGATGGTCCAGGCTATGGGATCAGTAACGCTCAGCTCGTAAACCCTGTATCGCGAGCGCCCAAGACGAACCCAGAAGGCCCTTGCGTTGAACTGCCCAGCCATCCCGCAATCTGTCACGTGTTCGTTGGACCATGTATAGCCGCGGTCATCGCTCCAGCGCAGCATAGCCTGTGGAGCCCGAGGATTTCCGTCTCCATCCAGAAGCGGAGGCTGTGGTCCAAGGCCTGTGGCAAAGTCAACCGTGATCCTCGAGTGAGGGATGAAATTCATCTCGTTGACGATGGTTGGCGACCTGCGAAGCCTGCGAATGAGCGTTCCGTTGTCGTCGAGGAAGCTGAGGTTCATTTCATAGAGACTGCCGGTCTGCCAATCTCCCACTAAATGCTTGCCGAACGCATAAGTATGGTTCCAGCTGCGGTGTGGTGACCATCTTGCGGTGTTCTGATGCCACTCTGCACGCTTGTGCCAGAGGTTTTCCGCTACGTCATATACCCATGTGCAATCCGCATTGGGAACATAAAGCACCCAGAAGAGGTGTCCGCCATCCTGATAGGCGTAACTTACTAATTGGTCAACGTTCGCGTAAGAGGTGAGGGCTGTTTCTACTGCATGGGTCGATATGCGCTGCGGTGTATACCCGCTGGCACGCCATGCCTGCCGAGCTCCGCGCAGATCCTGGCTTACCCAAAAGATCGTGTTGTCTACAAGATTGCGCCCGAAGGTAGATATCAAGCCGGTATCAATCAACGCGCCGGGGATTACATCGAAGATCTCATCAGATCCGGTGTTCTGATAAGGCTGTGCATGCTGACTTCCGAATACCCACAGTTCTCTATGGCTAACGATGATGCCTACGATGTTCTCTGCGAAAACCGATACACCGTTGACCTGAATACCCGGCCATGTCGTGCCATCGAGAATGTCCGACATCTGAAACTTGTTGCTGTCTTCAAAGCAGACGATGAAATAACCATCTGAATACTCTGCCTGCTTCGGGATTCCTGCGAGGTCTGGGGTCACTTCCTGCAAAATATTTGTTGCCAGCGTAAAGCAGAAGGCACGGCCATTCGAGATGATCAATAGTTGGATGTTGGAGGCCGCAATTGAGGCGGTAGCGCCATCGTTGCCAACCTCACCCCAAGAGGTCTGTGTACCATCTGCGGTTACTTCCACCAGCAGGTTACCGGCTACAACAAAGTACCGGCTGCCAGTCCAGCATTGACCTCGTGCAGCGCCCGATGCAAAGGTTGTGAATACTGAAAGGCCTGGCGTACCGAAGTAGGAGCGCTGTGTCTGTGCTCCTGGCGTCTCATTAGTCTCAGCGAAGAAGTTGATGCATTCCTCGTCCGCGACAACATTAGATTTGGCCGTGTAAGACGGTCCGATGAAGCCGAATTTACTCACTTCGACTCCTTCAGCTTCCATCCAATCCGCAGAAGCGCCTCAAGCTCTTCCTGGGTGTTGGCAGTAAGCACTTTATCGTCGCCGCCATTCTTGTGCGGGTGGTAGACCTTGCAGGGAACCATTACCAGCCAATCCCAAAGAGATCGGCTTTGTAGTTCCAACCTGCAGGATTCGGAGCGAGGTCAGACCTAAGCTCCAGATCTGGAGCGTTCATTGACTTCAGGCGAGCCTTAGACGAGACAGCGATAGCGGCTACGGTAGGAGAAAGCGTGCTGGCGAACTCCGCAGAGAGCGCAACGGCGAGGTTGTAGCGAAAGGCTTCCTTGTATCCTGGGGGGAAGGCCATTTGTGAGGCTAGGTTTGCCGGCTGCGTGAGTGCTTGCCAGCTATAGATCCTCACCGCGTTCGGCTGATCGATCGGGATAGGCCAGAAATTGAGCGTTCTTAGAGGGAATCCGCCATCGTCATAGCAAATAAGAGGAATTGACCCTTGAACGTTCTTTACAGGCACCTGAGTCTGCCAGTCTTCCACTGAATACATCGCGATTGGGATCTCTACCGGGTTTCCGGGGTTAGTAAGCTGAATCGTGCTCATCGCATCAATCCGTGCGGGCCGCGGAACGTTGAAATCTCCACCTGCTCCCATCGTGTAGGACTGCTGTCCAAGCACAAACGGGAAATCATCCGTTCTTGTGGTGAAAATAGCCAGTCTTTCAGCATTCCAGCCATCGATCATGTCATTCAGCACGGAAAGGCTCTCGTTTGCCATAGCAATCGGGGTCTGCTCACCTGAAGCCATGACGTTGATAAGCCGAAGAGCGCTGGTAATGATGTCGTAGGCTGTTGCCATTATTTTGCTGGCCTCCCTGGTCTCTTCTTCTCGTTTAGTAGTGCGAGTTGTAGTGCAATCTCCCTCAGCCACGAGTTCGTGCTGAAGTCTGCCGCGGGTTTTTGCTTGATTTCTTCTAGTGTCATAGGGAAAGTGGGATCGGACTGGTTGATCCGACCCCTTTGTTTTCTAGGTAGCGAGGACGCGGGCAGCCAACTGCGGACGCAGCGTCTTATAGCCGTACAGGACATCGATACGGCAGGGGATGGTGTCGGACGAGATGTCATACTGACGAGCAATACGCATCGATATACCGTCCATCACCTGACGAGCGCCCCACGCACCGAACTTCGACACGTCGATGAGATCGGCAGAGACGAAGGTGAAAGCCTCGGGGTGGAAGAGCAGGGACTGATTGACCAGCGCAGAAGCAGCCCCGGTAACCTTGACAACAGCCAGACCGGCCCCAACGTTGGTAACGTTCTGAGCTGCCCCAGAGGTTACGGGAGTCGGAGAGATCGACAGATTGCCCGCACCGCCAGCATAGTCCGCAGTAACCACGAACTGCTGCAGGGAGCCGCGGGTTGCCTTGGTTTCAGGGTCAACCGTATTCACCGTCGCGAAGGTAACAACGTCACCCTTCTTGAAGGTAGTTGCGCCAGCAGCCAGAACAGCAACACCGCTACCGGAGGTAAGGGTTGCGGTGTATCCGGTAGTCGGAGCAGCCGTGCCAGACTGGAACGGATTGAGGACCGTGTTCTCGTAGGTGTCGAATCCATTGACCTTGCCGATCTTGCCAGAGAGGTAAGGCTTGGATACCGACTCCTGCGGGTTGAAGAATCCCTTGATAGCATCGAGGAACGAAACCACATGGCCAGAGGTCATGGTTGCGCATCGATCCGTGTTAGGGGCCAGGGACAGGTTGAGCAGCTTGCGGGCTTGGGCAAAGTCCACATAGGCAAATGATCCAGCGCTAACCCACGTGTTGTAGACATCATTGATCATGGTCAGCGCATCAGCTTCGATGGACGTTGCCAGAACCGACATTGCGGGCTTGAGGTAGCGATCGCTGAACTCATCGATGGTCAGAGTGAGATCCTGCGAGGAGAAGACAGTATCAACGCCCTTCTGCGTCGAAACAGTCAGAACTTGGCTGGTTTCAACCGTGTCCTGCGTGCTCAGAGCAGCGCCAGTACGAACCGTGTACTGGTTCGGCATACGGATCGTCAGGGAAGGACCGATCTTGCCCGAAGGCGAAGCGCCGGCGTTCGCAAACTGGTTGTCGTACTGCTTGTTGATGTTGCCAACGAAGTTCAGGTTTGCATGAAGGATGCGAAGAGCTTCACGCGTGATGATTGTCGGGGAGAGAAGAGAGTTTGGCACTTAGGCTCCTGAGAGCGCCCTTATTTCCTGCTGTCGAGTTGCTTAGTACGCTTTCGCGCCCACTCCTCGGCAGACAGGCTTTCGTCGCTCACGTCAAAGGCCCTTGAACTTCCGCCACCCACCGGCGAGGGAGGTTTCGGGGCACTGGTTTTCTTCGGTTCAGGAGCTTTTCCGCCATCTGTGGACTTCGCGAGTTCTTCTTTAATCCCTCGCTCGTACTCAAACACTTTGCCAATCGCCGCTCGCGGGTTCGTCTCTGCGAGCTTTACAAACTTCTTCAGCTCATCCGGGTCAGAACCGACCACATAGCACAAATCGATGAACATATCTGAACCCGCAAACACCTCTTTGACTGCTTGAGGAATCTTGGCTTCGTTTATCGTCTTCGCTGCCGGAAAGATGACATCGTCTGCGTCTTCATAACGCTCGCGAGCCTTCTCCAGCGTGCTATTGAGAGCCTTCATTGCTTCTTGCTGTGCCTGCTCACGCTTCACAGTCTCAATACGCTGTTCTGCCTTCCAGTCGGCAAGGTCTTCAACGAAATCCTCGTACGTGGTGTACTTTGGAGTTCCGTCTTGGCCCTTGTCTTCTGCGGTTGGCTTGGGGCGCGTTGCCTGTACGGGAGACGACTCCGTTTTTACTTCCTGTTTTACGTCCTGCTTGCTGGCCAGCTGTGCTTCTAATTCCTTGGTTTTGGCGAGTAGCTGTTTGATGCGCTTCTCAGCGCCTTTTGTAAGCGGTTGCTCCTGGGCTTCTTCTTCCGTTTCCGACTCGGAAGCAGTTTCGGCCTCTTCAGCCTCGGATTCCTCAGTCTCTTCCTGAGCGTCAGCGGGGGCCGACTCCGCTTTTTCGGCAGGCTTGAATCTTTCGGGAAGCTCCCCACTCTGGCGATAGCTGTTGTACTCATCCAAAGTAGGTTGCTGACCACCAAACACATCGTCAGCGGCAGACGACTCCGCTACTACCGTCTCTTCATTCATTGGTTTTCCTTTGTGCCCATGCGCAGGGCTGGCGAGGTGTTTCTAAAACTTGAATTAGGGTGGCCTAGCCAACTTGACTTCAGGAGCCGCCACGGGCTTTCCATGTCTAAGCGATAACTGACCCGGCATGGAGCCGGAGCAGTTCAATCGACCCTTCCGAGGCCACCCTAAACTTTTTCCTTATTGCGGGATAAACTCACTAAACTTTGTAGTAATCAGCCCTCGGGCTGTTGCGCGGCCGCTTCCTGCTGCTGTGCGGCTTCCTGAGCCATCTGTTGGCTCTGTACGTCGGCCTGCTGTGCCTGAGCATCCTGAGCGTGGGCCGCCTGTTGTGCGGCCATAGCCCGCTCATGCGACATGTTCATAACCTGCAGAGCTATGTCATTGACGAAGGCTTCACGCTCGCTCGCACTCTGCGCCTTGGTCGTAATCTCAGCCTTGGCAATGTCGGCCTCAACCTCCATCTTGCGGATAGCGAAGTCAGACTGCGACTTGACGATCTGTGCCTTCTTCTCAAACTCAAGATGCTGAATCTGCTTCTCGTACTCCTGAGCGGCAGCATTGAGGGCCTGATTATGCTGCTGAAGCTGCTGTATGGCTGCCTGAGCCTGCGGAGGAATCTGCTCACCGCCATCCTCATCAGACTGTAGGTTCGGAGGCAGCATCTTCTTGAAGCGCTCTGCAACGATGTCAGCGCCGGCCATGTCCGAGTTCTTGAAGAGCACGTCTCCGAACATCGGCAGAAGATTCGGCGCGGACTGCACCAACTGCTGCATCATGTCGAAGGATTCCATGCGCTTTGTAGAGAATGCCCGGCCCATCGTCACAACCACGTCATACTTGCCCTTGGTCATGTCGAATAACTGCGGCTTGCCGTTCTCATCCGTATGCTCTTGATTGATCTTTACAGCCTTGCGAACCTCATCCTCACCAAGGATCTGAATTATGCGCTCTGTGTCGTAAATCTTCGGCACAACCTCTGCAATTACGTCTCCACCCTTGCGGAATGCCCGCTCAAGGTTGTCCATGAAGTGCATCGTGGTCAGGTTTGCTTGCTGCTGGCGCCGTGCAATAGCCTGTCCGCTGGTCTCATTGCCCTGATTGCCCATCGAAGCATCGAATATGCCCGTTGTGGCCTTCAGGTCTTCTACTTCCTGCGCTACGAATGCGGAGAGAGCTGCAATTGGGGGCTCGTTAACCTGCCTTTGGGGAGGAGGAGCGGGTCTACCTGCTACATCGACCGACTTGTAGGTCACGAAGGGCCTCTGAACCGTGTTCAGCGTCTCCCACTGCTTCTCGTAGCCTTCAATCTGGCCTTCTACAACCATGAATGGCGATATAGGCGATGTTGAAAGCGTCTCAGCAATGCGTGACTTCGAATAGTTGATGAGTTGCTGTGCTGCCTTCTGCGGACGGACAACCGAAAACAGTCTCGGCTTGCCTTCCATAATCATCTGTTTACCCAAAACGGGAATAATCGGAATGGTTGAACCCGGCCACTCCGTCTCTGAGTCAGGTAGAATCTCCATGCCGTTCGTCTTGCAGAACTTTACCGTGCACTTCGGCCTGCGCTTGCCCTCTACCTTCTCCTCTTCGACATACCAATACTCGGCAATGCGCACCGACTCGGAGCCAACCCAGCCATCACCCTCCTTCTCAGCCTCGGACCATGGCAGGCTGGCGAGTTCAGACTTGGGGTACAGCAGCTTGTACTCATCCTTCGGGATGTCCTCCACCACGAATGCGAACTTGGGCTTGCGGTTGAAGCATGCAGGCACCAGAATGCCGTAAATCTGCAGCGGATCCAGAACCGGAACTACATTCAGGTCCAGATCGTCAGAATCCTCATCGCAATAGTCGGTCAGGAAGCGGTAATAGCCAAACGATGCGCCCGCGCTGTACTCGATCGCCGTCTCGTAAGCTATTTGAGCGTCTGAGGTGTACTGAATGTATCTTGCAAGGCCCTCATAAATGTCCGCCGTCTCTTGGTCGGCGTCCAGGCGTGGCGAGAACTTGATTTGCGGCTTATTCTGCCTAGCTTCGTTCGAGACCTGCTGAACGAACGTATGGCAGCGAGGGAACGACATCGCTGGTCGTCCTGCCTGCTGGCGCTGCATCTTTACCTGCGGATCCCACTGATCCTCACCGTCAGGCGAGGCGAACTTCAGATCCGAGATAAACTTCTCGCGCAGATGCTTTTCGTCCTCTGCGGCAGCGGCAAAACGTTTACGCGCCAGACCTAGGAATTCTTCCTTCTTGGTGTCAGCCATTACTTTCCAAGCACCTTGTTCGCCTTAGCGCGGATCTTTGCAGCGGCCTCAGGGCTCAGATTGCCCTTCTCTACCTGCTGCGTAGCACGGGCCTTGGCATTAGCGGCATGAGCCTTGTCATTCACCGGGTATTTACGCGATCCCGGCAGCCCGAATTTGCTCGATGGGAGCTCGTTGCGTGTCGATGCTTTCATTTTGCTCCCCATGCCTTGAGAATTGACTTCAACCGCTTCTGATCTTCTGCCTGCTTCTTCTGTGTCCATACGTGGTATTCAGCTAGAAGTTGTTCGGCTATGAGCTCGTCTTGTGTCATTTCTTTCCCTTACCGGCAAAGATTGTGTCGAACCCGCCGCAGCGAGTGCAGACTGTGTCGTAAAAGTCCTGATGACTGTGAGGAAGAAACGGGAGGACGAGTATGCGATGACCGAAAATCTTACAAATCAACTTCATGAGATCTCCTTATTGCATCCACGCGTCTGATCCCCCGTTGAAGCCATGCGAGACTGTTTCCTTGCGCTCTCTAGCCGGTTCCTTGATGCCCACAGCAAGCGTCCTGAGCGCGTCCGCTGGGTGACTAGCATCGTCATGCAGCGGAGTGCTACGCGGTACGCCTAAGGCCGTTGGCGGGCCCCACTGATAGCGCCTGAGATACTGCAGCCCGTCCGCGCACATCTTGGCGTCAAAGTAGAGCTGTGGAAAGATTGTGCGGGTTGCATTGATGCCATCAGCAACGCTTAGTTGTCGATTCACCCGCACCTTGAAACCTTTGAGCCTCATTAGCTCTTCAATCGACTTGCCTGTACCCAAGCTGCGCGTCCCACCATCCCATGGCAGGAAGCATGTGCCGAACACATAGCCCCACGTCTGCATCTCGCGGAGGTAGTAGTCAATCGCTTGGTGGTCACCCTCGAAGTAGCGGAGGATTCTTATCTCAAAAGGCGTGCGCTGTGCTGCCCATATACTGACTCGATCAGCAAAACCCAAGTCCCAAAACGTATCAACCGGCATGAGCGGGTCATAAGGAATGTCTCGAATTCTTCCAGCGTTCTCTGCCGCCTGAATCTCTGCCTTATAGATTGCGCCTTCGACAGTAGAGCGAGTAGCGCCCTCATACACGTGGTGGAAGGTGTCATAATCTCTTTCTTTCAGCAGTTCAATCTTCTGCTTCGACTCATTGCTGAGCCAGAGATTGTCTTTGTACGACATCTTGCAAACAAACGAGTTCGGCGGCGGGTCGAGAATGAAGTCTTGATATACCGCATCTGTCTCAAGGTCAGGGTTCAGCGACCACCAGATCTCACTGCCGGCCTTGCGGATAGTAGGCAGCAGGATCGTCAAACTTCTCCGACTAACAGTTGAAGCCTCTTCACCCCAGAAGATGTCGATCGCCTCATACGACTTCAGAGACGAAACCGATTGCTTGCGCAATCCGGCAAACATGATCTCAGTGCCGTTCTTGCCCCGGATCTCCGACTGCAGGACCGTGTAGAAGTTTTCTAGCCCTAAATTGCTAATCTGATCATTCAACAGCTGGTGAACAGACTCCCGAATCGAGTCCATCGTCTCGCGTCCACACAGGATCCTCGGACCATCCGTTCTTCCAGGCCACAAAATGCCAGGGTTGGCCCCAATGATCAGCAACGCTCTTGCAATAGACCACGACTTGACGCCATCACGGCCACCATACAGCGTCTTGAATGGATGAGGCTCGAACAGTCCAGCGAGCTTCTCGGGGAACTCAGCTCTGGTCGGTTCCATTTGTCCTTACAAAGGTCACAGCAATTGCGGCTTGAATCGGTCCACCGTCGGCACCAGACACTTCGGCCTGAACCTTGTCACCATACTTTTTAGGTAGAAGCTTGCTTGCGACCCACTTGCGAGCATCTACGCGAAGCCGGTTGCGCTGGACTCCCGCAGAATCAATCCTTGTGCTCATTCCACCATCAGGATCGGGGACATCATGAGTTGGAACTTCGTCCGCAATTCCAACGAGTTCATCAGCCAGCAATTCGGCCTGTATCCTACGAGCCTCTTCGTATTGCTCCAAGAACCCGAGATCTTTATTCTGCAACCAATTGAAAACAGAAGATAAAGAGGGAAAGCCATCAGCAGAGCAAACTTTACGAAGACCATAGCCAGCCATGATTCCCGCGCAGATCTTTTCTCCTAACTCCTGCGTGTATTTGGTTGGACGTCCTCCTTTGCCTGCCATACCTCTATGCTCTCCCTGTCTCCTGAAGTCCTAATCTGTTCTGTGTGCATGAATCATGTAAGGCCTGCGAAACCAAGGAAGCATAGTGCAAGTCAAAGATCATCACGCACTCTTGAAAGCTTCCGCAGTAAATCGTCTTAGCGGGGAGTTCTATAGCCCAGCCATGTCCGAAACAGGTGATGCTGGCCTTTTTCACAGAAAGTACGGCCCTTTGCCATCTCCATACAGCCAGTCGAGTAATTTGTGTCTCATCGTGCCGCTTTGGGCGGTGAACTCATATGGCATGAACGGGCAGTAGAAGATAATCCTACGAATAAGCTCTTTCATGGGTTTATCCCCTATTTGCCAAACTTGAATTCCCACTTGCCGCCGCAATCAGGGCAGTGAACCGGAAATACACTCCAGTTTGCTGTAGAGTCCTTCTCATCCTTAACTGCTTCCTTATCGCACTTGGGGCAAAACATCCGCATTTTATTCTTGCTCATATCTCCAGCCCTCGCATCGCATCGTCCCACTGCTCATCTGTGGGGCTATGGCCATTGCTCTTTGTTACAGAGAAGGCGTCGATAACCCGATCAGCGTGGTAAAAATCAAGCTTTATGCCTTGAAACACGCAAGGCTCGTTAGGCTGGGCAGCGCATTCACGACACGCCAATTCTGAGGGCTTCATCGCTATTGCGCCTTCAATTTGCTATACACGTCGAAATACCAGCATGCTCCACTCGGGAAGTAGAAGATCACTCGCCTGCTAAACCCAGGAGACTTGCGTTCTAACTTTATAATCCTCGAGAACCTAGGGCCCTTGACGGTTTCTTGATTCCAAGGCTGGCCCTTCTTCTGCGTTCCGTGGCGGTTGGTTTCACCCTTGGAGAATCTGAAAAAGAATGGAGTCTTCATCGCTTTACAAATCGTCCTTTTTCATCACGCTTCGGCCTATCCGACAATGGGGACCAGAAAGCGCCGGCGAGAATCCCGAGGGCGAAGACGACGATCACGGCTATGGCGAAGTCGTTCGGGTCTATGAGCATTTAGGCTCCTCTAGAAACAGATCCAGCACGGGGAATAAAGCTTTCTTGTCTTCACTCGCGAATCAATCTCTTGCTTGCACGTCCCGCAATAGTTGCTATCAGGCAAGCAGTGGTTCTCGCATCGATCTAAAGGAAACTGTCTTACGCACCGCTTCAACCCTGGTCTCCAACCAAGAAGTCCACTATCTTCTGCTGAATCAGGACCCGCGCATCGAGCAGGATCATCATTGAGTCGCAGTCCGCAATAAACTCGTCTTTGCGCCCTACATGCTTATCAGCTAGATACTCATAGGCGTGCAGCAGAATGTCATGAGCCGCATGAAGTTCAGCAAGCTCGCCGGAGGTCATTGCGCCTCTTTACTCAGCCTGGCGCCGGTGCTGAGACCTGACTTCCACTCTTCAATGCGGCCCAGCTTTACATCGTGGCTTGAGAGCTGCTTGGCGTGCTCATCTAACCGGATAGCATGCAGCTTGTTTTGCTCTTCGCTGGCATGTACCCTTTGCGAGAACTGACCCGAGGTGTAAGCGACGCCAACAATCGTGGCTATTACGCCGAACAGACTGAATAGCGCCGCTATCAGACTCCAGTTCATTGTTATGCGGTTCCGTCAGGCTGAGATAGTGGAGTCGAGTTCGGGAACAGGGCTTGGATCGCTTCAAGGGTAACCGGCTGATTGTTGGCTGTAGACCAAGCACTCAGAGCAGCAGAAAGAAGTGAGGCCGCGATCGGGAGTACTGCGGATATTGCCCCTGCCGTAAGGTCAACAGTCGGATCTGGGCTAAGAGCTTCTACAGTCTTCAGTCCAGCCTGCGCGAGAGTTTCTACCTTCTGGAGGTCGTCAAGGAAAGATTGAACCGTCATTTATTTTCCTCCGCACGCTGATGCAGGGTTAGAAACCAGAGTCTTGACCTGAATCACGAGAGGCGCCAGGTTTGCCAGATCGGTTACGACAACCGCAGTCTGCGCGTTCAAGTCCTTGCCGGCGGCCTTGATGTTCTCGTAGTCGAGGAAGGCTTCAACCGCAACCGTCTGTGCCGCCTTGGCGTTGTTGATCAGCGAATAGGCGCACTGAGTATGCGGGATGGTCTTCGCCTCGTAGTCGGCCTGCGTCTGGTCAATGACCGCCTTGGAGCTCGAGAGCGTGTTGAAGGTATTGCGCTCGAACGAGTCACAAGCTGTCAGGCCAAGGCATACAAGCGACAGCAGAAGAATCTTCTTCATTGGTTTTCTCCAGTAGAGACCGCCAGGTTTCCCCCGGCATTCAAATTCTTGGTATCGTTGCGCTTACCCATAATCAGGCCCGTTCCCGCACCCACCACCCCCGCCGCCGAAGTGGTCAGCTCAACAAAATGGAAATGGCAGCCCGCTCCGATCGCAGAGAGCCCCACAAGGATCAGGAAGACCGCAAGATAGTCATGTTTCATGCTCTGCTTGTCATCGGCCTGTTGTGCCTGCGCTGCTTCAAGCATGGTCATACCTAACTCCTAGACTCGGATCACCCACTTCCTGCGAAGGTGTCGCTTGGCTGTGTCTGTAAAAGTCTGCGCCCTGCGGGATCTATTCGCACTTCCTCCCGTATTTGGTCAGGACGACTTTAGTGCGGACAAAGAGGCTCATCACCTCAACACAACATCGAAACCCTGGAGTCCCGGTGCGGCTCCCTTGACGTTGCACCTTACCGCCGTAGTCACCATTGCGCTAGTTCTACGGTCATCTTTGCCGCGTATGAGCAGGGCGGCACCCCGCATAACTAAATAGGGCCGAAACGTGATCATTGCGCATTTCGATCAGAGGTTCCGGCCTTGTGGAAACTTATGGCTGGCCCAGCCTCACACCTAGCGATGGAGTTGCGAACCTTGTGGGCCTAGGCCGTCACCCACTGCATTGCAAAATGTGACGTGGATTAGAAGCCATCGCTAGGCGCTAAATGGCACGGATGCGTCACCCCGTAAGTTGTTCAAATTAAGCGGCATATGTGTAGCGCCACGATTCGATGATGGCAACCGCGTTTGTATCACCTTCGACAAACTTGTCCATCGTCATAATGTTTGGCTTCAGGGACGGCGCCGGACGGAACATCTCCGCACTAAGCTTGGTGCGAGTGATGAATTTCATCTTCTTGTTCCACTCTGCCTGTCCCGCGTCCACTAGATCCTGCGCCATCTCGGGAGTAACGAAAGCTTCTGGTTTGCCTCGTCCGTTTCCGCCGAGTTTATGCAGTGCTACCATCTTCACGGCTTCAGAAGGCATGGGAATTTCCTCGATTGGATTGGGACCGGCTCTTATGGTTAGCCTAACCAGTGACACAAAGAAAATGGGAGGGCTGCGTGTTGCCTTCTCTGTGTAGCTACATCATCTCAATTGTTGCTCGGGATTAAAAGCACTAACTTGCGCTTGTGCCACTTTTGATTTATAAGCGTGCCTTACAATGCGCCATGAATCAATTTCCAGAGCCGCACTTAGCTTTTCAAGAGTGGTGAGCGTAGGAGATTTGATGCCTTTCTCTATTTCCCAGATCGCATTTCTCGACACTCCGGAAAGATTGGCCAGTTCTTCGATGCTGAGCGACTTACTGTTCCTTGCCAGTCTGATCGATGAGCCGATGGTTAGTATCTGCATCTCTTCTCTCCTAACTACATTCGGGTAATGGTGAACTCCGGTAGGCACACTTCACCTTGTCCAGGTAAAGTGATCTATTCGGTGTAAAGGAGCCACCCGTATAGGTTTCACTCAGCAGGTCTGGTGTCACGGCTTGAGAGACTGTTCTAGTCCCCGACCCGTCTCGAAGTCACCAAGGTTTCCATGTCCACTTCCCCGATCCGAGTGAGCCTTACGGCCTTCTCCGGTGTCCCGTGCTCTCCTAGCTCTGAGAGTCGGTGTCAGGACTGCCAACCATCTTGTCCGCTCCGCTATGCGTCCCCGCATAGATAGAGACTTTGTTAACGACTTTTGGCATGCCATGTAGCAGTCAACTAATCTCTTCTCTAAGTTTAAAGGTTTCTCTAAGCGGTCAAACACTAAAGCACAACTTGTATAGAACATTTGTGCGCATGTATCGGCGGCGAGTCTCATGCCGCCTTCCTCGCTCTATAGGCCATCTGGCGCGCCGACTTTCCATGCTTCAAGCAGAGGCCGGTCTTATTCAGGTGACTCAGGCATATCCCGCATACCGTGCAAAGCTCCCTAGGGCCAGCAGCGGCCAATTGGCAGGCTTTGCATACGCCACTGATATTGCGATTACTGAGCTGCTTTCCACACGCGCAGAACTGATAGGAGAACCGCCGCTTCTTATGAAGTTTGCACAGTCCCTTGGTGTTGTTGCGTGGGATGTTTATGCCACATTCGTTACAGGTAGGGCGCGGCCCCATCTTCATCTGCTTGCGGGTATTACTTGTGCAGCACTTATTGCAGATGCCGCTTTTGTTCTGCGGTCCCAACTGAACTCCACAGCCAGGGCAATCTCCCTTGGTCGATGGTTTAGGGCTGTATACCCTAACGCGAGGGCGCACCACCTGCGGCTTAGGGTTGCGCATCACAATTACGGCCTGCCGCTTTACTTGATCCAGATAGGGCTTCATTGACATGCCCCATTCTGAAATGGGTTCCCAGATAAATTCCTGCTTCTTCATGCTGCCTCCCCGAACACCTTCTCGATTTCATCTACTTGATTGCCGATCCACATAGAAGAAGTAAGCAGAACGGCGAGCCACTTATCGAATCCGTTCATCTGAACCCACATATTGTGGATGATTATTGCCGCTCCGACATTGCACAGAATCCACCATAATTTCTTCATTTACGCCTCCTTGAATCCGATCAACTCTGCCACTTTCCTGAGGATTGTTGGATCACGAACGCCCTGAACAGCGCTCGATATTTTCCATAGGTTTTTATCGACAAAGAGGAAATCTGCCGCCATCTCTTTACTGGCGAAAAATACCGGATGATATTCACCGTCGTTTCCCTTATCCCGCATGGCAGCTTTACTAATTTTGTTCTGTCTCCATGGAGCTCCTACGATCCATCTTCTGCTGGTCTCCCCACTGATAACCTCCGCATCTCCGTTACGTCGATATACTGCCGATCCGACTTGTAGCATTACCTAGCCTCCTTGAATGCTGCCACTACGTCTTCCACTGATCGAGCCACGACGTAGCTATGGCCTATGGCGGTTACTTTCTCTTGGAACTCAACCTGCTTCTTTCCCTGTTCGCCTTTACGGTGCTTGAGTTCGATCCACATACAGCCGCCGGTCGGTCCAAAGGTGAGAATGTCAGCCGTGCCGACTGGACATAAATGCATCATCCCGCCGCGCACCCTGACAGTGCCGCTGTTCATACGCATGTAAAACCTGCCGCTTTCTTTGAGGTAATCAAGTACTGCTGCCTTAACGATTCCTTCGGGGGTCATACATCCACCTCCGCATCCATCTTCCGCAGTGCCTGTTCCCAGCAGTAGCAACCCGTATTCAGTTCATGCAGTGCTCTGCGTTGGTCTATCGTGTCAAGTAGTGCCTCCCGCTCCTCAACTAACAAATTGCGGTCCATCCTGATGTTCCGCCTCATGCTGATTAAGTAACGACTGTTGAAATGACATTGCGCCATCTATTCCATCCCTTCGGCTTCACGTTCCTCTTCTTTGCGGTCCTGCTCCATCTCTCGCCGAATCCCCTTACAGTGCAGGCATTCGCAATCTTCGCTGTAGCCTCGTTTCATGTAGTGCGCTCCTATGCTGCGCATTGCGCAGATTCAAGATGTTTGAAGGTGATAGCCCACACCCATGGGCTTGCATTCCATGATTCATGCCCGTTAATGTCTTCCCAAATTGCCCTAAACCCGGACCTTCTGGAAACGTCGGGCTGGTAATCCGCTTCGCAGACCCAGTGTGATTCCTTAGAGTCACTCTGCCAGCAGATATCGCAGATTCTTTTGGATCCCTCAGCCGCGGCATCCTTCTCGCTTATCTCCTGAAGCCTCTGCACGCGCACATCGGTTATCTCTAGCGTGATGCGCGAGGCCCAGCGTGGCATGAAGATGGACGAACGCCATTTTCCGCGTCTGAACGATGGAATATCAGCCGTTCCATCGGTGCCTTCAGGATCTGCAGCAAACCAAAAATTGGCTTTGGCATCATGGGCCAAGTCGCTCGGTTTTAGCTTGTCCCACCCTACGTGCGCCGCCCACGTCTCCCGCACCCACATCCGATCTCCTATATCCCCGTGAGGGCATAAGCCTCGGAAAAGAGCCGGCTCGCACACGGGATCGATTGACTCATTTAGGGATTCACGTCCGCTCTTCGTGCAGAACGTTAGCCTGCGGCAATTCATGCCGGCTGTTTCTGTCGGCTGCGGCTTCACAATCCGCCGCGTCTGCGTCTTCCTGTTTTCTAAAATGGCGCGCACCATGGCTGCTGAAAATAGAATCGGTCTCTCCTTCATGCCGCCCTCCTAACCGGAGTCCGCTCAAGCCAGTAGTAAAACTCCGTGTAAAGCTCGTTATGGCTCCAGCCAAGAATTAGGTTTTCCTTCTTCGCCATCTTGCGTAGCTCGTTAGTCGCGTTGTAGCCGGCCTTCCTGCTCTCCATCTCAACGCAGGCTGTCATGCTTGCCTTTAGATCCATGAGCTCGCTAAAGAATCGCTGATACTTGCCCAGAACCATTCGCTTGTTCGAGGGCACTTGCACCTTGGGTACTTGCTTGAATTGCATTCCTGTCACGCTGTCCTCCCTGCTTTCTTTGCCTCAATCTCTTCCAACAACTGCGTCATGGTCATGTAGTTTTCCGGGTTCTCCCGCACATCACGGAAGTATGCCGCCAGCTCTTCCTGTTTCCTGCGATCCTGTATCGCTTTCAGGCGCTCAGAACGTCGCTCGCGCACCATGTCGATAAGATCCCCCATCTCCGGGATCTTGGACTCATACTCGCCGCGCCCGTTCTTTACAAGCCGATCGAGCACATAGAGCGTGTCGTAGTCTTCCTTGAACTCTTCACCTAACGCCTTCGAGTACGACTCCAGACGAACCGAATCCATCACCTCGCCCCGCAACAGGGACATTTTGCTCAGGGCCAGCTTCAGGCCGTCCTGACGGGATGGTGACACCCGCCTTTCTAAGCTCCTCGAGCTGCTGCTCAACTCGGATATTCCCTCGACTCTGATTGCCTTGATAGGTTCCATTACTGCCTCCGCTTACTTCCGGCTTCTGCCAATTGATTCGCTTCTCAAACTCTTCCGTGGATCGGAAAATTTGTTCTGTCCAGTCGATGTATCCCTTCGTTCGGTGGAATTCGCTGGAGTTAAGGTTTGATATCGCCAGCTTGAACTCATCCGCGACTGCGTTCATGTCGCCATCGTGAACAGCAAGTCGCTCTTCCATACGAAGAATTGCCTTTTCTTTTCTCTGATCGGTAAGGGTGTACATTTTGGGATTCTTCTTGAACACCGTGCAGTAAGAAACAAAGGCGCGCTCCACCAGCGCCTTCTTTTCCTTTTCCAGATCCTCTCCTTGGTCCCTTCCTTGGTCCTGGTCCGTACCCGAGCCCTCGAGAGGGTCGTCAGAGGCTTCCGGAATTACTCGCGAGCCCTCGCTACATTTCGCGAGACCTCGCGAATCCTCTGGAGAAGGCAATTTCGCTTTGCTTGGTTTGTCTATCTTCTGATGTTCGGTCCATTTTTCGATTTGGAGATAAGTTTTTCCATCGAACTGATAGCGAAGAATGCATTTCTCTTCTTCCAACTCGATAAGCCACTTATCAATCAACTTTGGAGCGTCAGAATCGTACGGATAAAGAAGACTGGCAAGCATCCTTGATGCCGCCCTGGTGCGCCCTTGGTCATCTACTAGAGTCCAAAGTTGGATGAATAGCAGACGAGCATCTCGGCTTACCTTGCCCATAGATTCCGACTGAGGGAATTCCGGCTTTATTGTGCGTATGCGACCCACAGTGATTCCCCCTCAGCCGTGAAGTAGTGAATGGCAGCGCTTGCACAACACGACAAGCATGGATGGCTTTATATCTAGTCGTCTCGCTGGATATTCGCGATGGTGGACGTGGAGTTGGAGTGTGCTACTGCAGCAGGCGCACTTACCGCTGGCTGTTTCAATCTTGGTCTGCCGGACAGCCTGCCAGTGATCGGTGCGCAAGTACTGCGCATAAGGCATAGCGTCATAGTCGATGTCTTCGCCATCCTGGTCAGTCTGATATCCAAGGTTGTTGAGGTCGAAATCGTGGCATTCCAAACATTCTGGATAATCGCCAGTAGTAACGATCATTCTCCCGCAATGAATACATGGTGTAGGAGCACCATATTCTTTACGGTGTTCCTCACTATCAATGCGCAGTTGCTCTGAAAAATCTACTTCGGTTATTGCGGACATTAGTTACTCCCCTAGGAGTTCTTCGAAATGTTTCGGAAACATGACGTGCTGTTGAATGAGGTAAGGAATACGGCGCGAGGCTTTGCGCATGTTGCAGTCCCAGCACAAAGCCGCGTTCTGCCACTTACCGTCAACTAAAATTCGGTCATCGCGCTTGGACCCAGAAAGTCCGCGGCCATTGGCGTGATCAAAAGTTGCGGCCTCTATACGCATAGGTAGAAGACAGATGGCGCACCTACCCATCTGGCGTTCCCACATCTCACGGGTGCGGTTGCGATACTCCCTAACGCCGGCAGTGGACTTTGTGCAGACTTCCCTCTTGCCTTCGCCTTCGGGATACTCCACCGCGGCCTTCATGCTGCCTTCTTGGATTTACGACCAATGGGTAATAGCACCCCGGGT